AACGGGATGAACTTGTAATCCTGACGGCATGAGAGCCGAAGGATCTGCTGTTTTAGCACCAACTGGTGCTAGTTGATCTGGCTTGCCAATAACCAAAGTATCATCTATAACCGTTACATGATCAAATACAGTATTATTCCAGTTAAGAACCCATTTAATTTTATTTGTTGTTGTAGCATCAAACCAATTGCCTGGATGTATTTGATAACCAAACTTTCTAAAATGAGATAATACTGCGTTAATACGTTTATGATTAACAAATATATTTGGATCTATCTCTTTTATTGCCGCTTGTACTTCTTTCATGGTCATTTCTGTAATACCAGGAATACGTTGAACAGAAGTAAAATCTGTTCGTCCTTTCCACCCAGCACCGTACATATAAACTTCTTCCAATAACCACCAATCACCATAATTGTAAGCACCGGCCATACCGGCACCGGTAGAAATAACTGTTTTTACTTTGCCTGCATCAGAAGCATCTTCAATAGCATCATTGATAAACTCAATTTCTGCTTTTACTACTGAATCGCCTAGAATTACTTTGCCGCGCACATCGGCGGCTGATTTAGTATGACTTGCCATACTATTATTTATATGGGATTATTATTGGGACTTCTGTTTTATCTTTTCTTTAACTGCTTTATCTACTTCAACTGCGTGATTAGCAGTTAGTGGGGTTGGGCGTTCTTGTTCTGTGCCGAGAGGACTAAACTTACCGTCAGGACTTTTAATATCAGAATCTACATCTGGGTTGGGATTTATGCCTGCTTGCGTTAAGACTGTGTCTTTAGGCGCGGTGAATTCTTTTAGTCTCACCAGCTTATTTCCCAGTAAAAAGTATCGTTAGTTGTGGTGTTTTTCTTTCTAACAATAGTATATTTTTTACTGGTAAAGTGGGACATTACTTCGCTCATCTGTTCTGTTTTTAATGTGCTAGTAGAAGTACCTTTCCAAACTTTATAATAAGATTCTCCAGTAGCATCGTTTTTTGTCATTGGACTACCAGTAATTGTTGTGCCTGCGATTGTAACAGTTGTTGTATCTGTTGAAGTGGTTGTTAATGCGTTAGCTGCAATTGCCGCTAATACACGCAATTCTAATATTGAGATTTCTTGAGCAATTAGACTATTATCTTGTCCACGTTCTCTTGCTAATGTTGCTGTAGGGAAATATGCCATTTAAATTCTCTTTTTCATTGCTCGTTTAGCCATGTCATCTACTGTATTCTGACTTGGCTCATCTATATTCTCTGGATCTGAAAAACTTATTTCTTCTCCTGAATCGGTATTAAGTACAATTTCTTGGTCATTATGATCACGAATTAAATTTTCAAATGCACCTGGATCCATATCTTTTAATTGCAAAAATGCTTCATAATCCATAGGTATACCTGTTACATTATACACTTCTGCAGACAATACAGAAAAAGGCACTACTGCATCATTTGGATTTGTTGAGGATTCAGCTGAACTTAATTCATTAACCAAAATAGTAAGCAATGCATCCTGCTGTTCTTTAGCTCCTGAATCTTCAGTAACTTTATTAATGACCTCAACAATTCGCATGTTACTCGCGCTCTGCTCTGCCTATTTCTTCTTCCGCACCAGCTGCTACATCAGCAGTTTCAAAATCTTCTTCTGGCATTGGTTCTGCATCCATAGGCACTTCTTCAACTGGTGCTTCTACACCCATTGCTTGTGGTACTTGCTCTTCACCAGTAAGTATTCTGCTTGCTTGTGAAAGTGTTTCACGTGCTGTGCCATTAGCTGCAACTAGTTCATCTAATGTTGGAATAACAATGTTAGCATATGCTGTACTAATTTCTGCACCAACTTCATCACGCATTGCATCTAGCAATGGTGGGAGATCTTCGTTGCGTAATTTACTTAAATCATCAACTGCTTTTTGTACTCTATCTACAACATCTTTTGATGCTAGTAATAGTTCTGCTTGGTCTTCTTGACTTTCATATAAGCCACGTAATCTATCTGATATTTCTTCTTTACTTTCGTCAACACCCAACTGTTTCCTTGCACGTTTTGTAAGATTATTAAGCATTTGAACGTTTGCCATTCCACTCATCATAATATCATCTAGCATGTCTATCAATGGAAGAAATGATTTTACAAACATTGCTGGTACTGCTTTACCATCATGGGCCATTTCAATTGCCCTTTTAGCTCGCATCATATTTGCTGAGCCAACTAATTTACGTAGTGCTACAAATCCTTTTGGATCAAAAACAAAATGTCCTTTATCTTCATCAAGTTTTTCTTCATCAACCTTTTTATTTTTTTCGTCAACTTGAGCTGCTACTTTTTCCCATTTAGTACCGGCCGGCTTTATTTTCTTACCTGCGCCAAATCCACCTTTGCTTGAACCACCTTGGCCTGGAATTGGTTGTGCATCTGCGGCGGCAGTATTTTCTTTGTTAAATTCATTAAGTTTAAGTTCAGCAATGTGCTTTTCTAAATTTTCTTTGATGAAAATTTTAGCCAAATAAGATTTTGTTTTATGTAAGTTGTGTCTATCTTCTGATAAACGTTGCTTCTGTATTTCTTCGTTAACAGAAAGTAGTAGTTGTGCTGACTTATCTAAGTCTAGTTTACTAATATCTACTTTCACACCAAACGTATTTTGCATACTATTTGCAAATTGGTTCGCTGTTTGCGTTGGTTTAATATCAGTTAAATTCATAGTTGTGTATCCAAATATTGTAAAATAAGTTATATGTATTTATTAAAAAACATGATTAAAATACATCGTGTTTAATTGTTTTAGAGCATATCTAGCCTTATACATGTATGTTTTCAGTCTATCTTCAAACAAATTGACTTTGAACCAATCTCCTTCATCTGCATATTGCCTCATTCTTTCCTTTGCAAATTTTAATTTTTCAATGTTTATTGAAAACTGCTCATCCAATTCTTTCACTTCTTTATACAACACACTATTTTGATTATTATAAAAAATTGACAGCATAATTGCTGATTTTTTGTGTACAATATCTTTCTCTATTATAGAAAATCCACGATTAAACCCTTTCTTTAAAATATAGCCAGACTTGTTTTTTTGTATACGAATATCACCTACTTTAATACCTTTGTTTATTTTTTTAACTTTTAAATAATGAAGACGCTTCTCTTTCTTTAACTTATCAATTAAAGAATCGTATACATCAACGAATTTTTTATCAATTTTTTTCTTTGATTGCTGTTGCATAGTATTATTTAATTATAATTTAATAATTAGATTAATTACTGATTAAGCATCAAAGGCTGGATTTGGATCGGTACCGTATTTTTTATACCACTCTACTGTGCCATATTTAGGTTTAGATACTTGTGCCACTGGCGCATCTCGCCGAGGTTCAGGTGCGTCTACACCTTGTGTTTTTTGTTTTGGTATTGGTGTAGCATAGTCTTGTTTTTGTTTGTATAACTCCATTTTATCAATGATATCTTGTTGATATTGTAATCCAGCATCTCCTTTAGGAGTTGGACCAGCATTATACATTCGTGATGCTTGATCATCTGTTTTTGCACCATATTTTTCTTTTTGTAATTTCCAATATACTCCAGCAACTCTTATATTATCTTCAGGATCATGTAAATCTACTTTTCGACCAAGATACTTTTCTACATCTTTTCTTGCTAATTCTCTAATTTGTCCTATACCAATTGCAGTACCTTTATCACCTGTAAGTGTTTTTCCAGTTTTATCATCTGTATGATTAAAACTTGATTCTTGATGTAAATGAGCAGCTAATCTCGCATATGGAATACCAAGTTCTTTTGCAATTTTAGCAATGCGTTCTTTATATATTTTATATGACCTAGGAATTTCTGAAGATTCAGTTAAAGGCATTCTAACTTTTATATTAGATTCATTTATTTGGGTATTACGAACAAAAGCAATTTCACCTTCTCTTTTAACACGCTTAAATACAGACTTATTAACCAACCCATTAGCAGTATGAACTTCTCGTTCTGTTAAATCTTTTTTGTATATCGGCTCATTGGAATAAGAAAGTAAAAACTCACTTTCCACAAGACTAATATAAACTAATGCTGTTAAACCTGCTACTTGTGCAAATCTCATCGTATGTCCAGTGGAATCCCTTGCCGTTTCATTTTTCTTACAAGTTGTGCCTGCTCTGCTGGACTACGCTCTATTTCAAGTGCAATGCCATTAGGACTCATAGTCACAAAATAATCTTTCCAACTTATTATTTTAGGACGTTTTGCTATATTATTTGGATCTGAAACATATAACCGGCCACTTCTTATTAAATTAGCTTGCGATTGTGCTATCCCTAATTGTAATAATTGTTCATCAGGTGTTATAATATATATTGTAGGATTTGCAGGCCATGGTTGCTCACGTATAGATATAGGATTACCAATTTGTCCTATTAAACCTAATGCTAATTTTGCTTCATCTGCTTCGGAAGGTTCAGTTGTCATTTCACCAGTATCTGGATCAATACGCATATCACGCCCAGTACTATCTAAATCAACAGAAGTATCAACACCAGGTTGACCATGCAATTCAATATCATGTCCTGATACGCCTTTAATACTTAATGGTGCTTCAAATAATTCTGCTAATTTCATCGTTTGCCAGCCTTATTTAATTTTTGTTTCATTATACTTGCTGGATTAGTTCTTTTTGTTCTCTTTGATTTTCGAGCAATTTTTGCACCAATCTTTGCTTTAAGCATTTTTAATTTAAAACGCTTTTTAATATCTGGTGCCGCAAAACACTGTGCTGGCTTCGCAACAATCCTTCCTTTACGTCGGCCAGAAGTACAACGGTACTTACGAACGAGTTTTTTACCCGCCCTCTGCCAAGCCATTTTTACTTCAAAGAGTTCTTCCAAATACATTGTATATGTATTTATTGATTTATGCTATAGTTAATAGATAGATGACTGCTGAAAATAGAGCAGTAATGATGGAACCACTTAAAATGTACATAGATTTATACTTATTTTTTTCGTTGACTAGTAGATTATGTCTAATTTCATCGAGTTGCTGTTCAATGACCGTTAAACGACTTTCAATTCGTTCCATATTCTCCTCCAAGTAACCGTAGCGTTCACTGCAGATTTCTACGTGTGCCTCGAGGCTCTGTTTTTCAATCTCTGATGGCATAATAATCCTTTAATGTCATACAAAAAATGCCTACCGCCCGCCCTTTAATTTGTGCCTTTACAAATGCCTATCATTTCGCCTAAAATGAGCCTAAGTCTCTGCCTAGTACGAGTATTTATGAAGGGTGGGTTATAGATTAAAAGGTATTTTTTCGTTTAAAACAAAATATATATTTTTATTACGAGGATTACTAGCATCCCAAATGGGGGTTTTTAGTTTAATTGATTCTGTTAAATTAGCAATTACAGGAACATTAGTGAAATCATTTATCAGGCCTGATAATAGTTGATCTTCTTGTCCACGCTCGGTATAAAGTCCAACTTGCTCTACACTAAAAGAAGTAGACCAAAATATATGTTTTCCTTTATATGAGGAACCAAAATTTAATTGCTTAATATCATCTACTGTATATTTCCGTGGAAGTTCAATATACATAGGGTTTCCACGTAAACTAATAGTTTGTATAAATGTTTCACAATTGCTTTGTTGGTTTCTACTTTTATTCCAAGACTGTTCATTATTGACTACTTGTTTTGCATCATCAATAAATGCAGAAATGTCTGCTCTGTAAGGTGACACCACGCCTGTTTGTGTAATATCTACTAGGGTATATACAGTAATAAACTCACCAACGCCACTTCCAAACTTGCCTTCGCCAGCAATACCATGTGCTCTTTCTTTTGCCATAACTTACCTATAATATGCTATTATAATATTTAGTGTAGGCAAAAAAAAGCGGAGCATTTATGCTCCGCTCTTTAAATCTACTAGTCTTTAGAAATTTCTAAAAACTGGGTGATTTTACGCTAGTATCTTATTCAAAGAAACATGCTACAGCTGCCGCTGTTACACCTGTTGCGCCACCATAGTTAGCACCTACTGCTGGGACTGGGCCTTCTACTAGTACGTGAACAACATCTGTTTCAGCTGTATTAAAACCGCCTGCTGTGTCATCACCAATACCTACAATAGTTGCTGTTGTCTGTATGTGTTGAGAACATTTATCAAGTTCTGCTTGAGTAATGTTTGTCTTTGATAGTGTGATCAAAGTTACCATTTTGCCTGCATAAACTACGCCGGCTTTTGCGGGGTTTGTTAAACTCGCCATTTTAAATCTCCTTTATCTTGTAGTGTGTAAACTAATTTACACCGTTAATATTATTTATCCCAAAAATAAGAAATTATTGGCTAATATTAATATTTTTCGTAATCATCAGCGTGTCCTTTTAAAGGACCGCCTGTAATTTTTCGAGCAATGCCTTTACCAATAAGGGCACCAGCACCAAACGCAGCCAAAGCACCCCAGGCACCACCACCTGCACGAACTTTTTCAGGATTATCAACACCCTTAATCTCATAACCACCCTTACGAACAAATGATTCATATGGACTACGCAAATCACTACGAGCAGACTTTGCTTTCATTGCTTGTAATAAACGAGTTGCGCCAAGTTTACGTTCACTACCATATAATCTATTCCAATCACTCAATAATCTTCGTGTTGCACTATATTGAGAATTGCGAATACCTAAATTTCTTTCAAGAGTCATCAAAAATTGTTTATCAAAGTTTGGATTTACTTTACCACTTGCAACTTGTCGTAAATAATTTTTAAATTGCAATGTAGGCATACTCGCTCGTCCCATTGGTCCAATTTTATCCGCATAACGCTCTGGTTGGTTAAGTATAGCAACCCAATTATGCAAATCAGTACCAGTAGTACGAATATTGTCGAATCCTGGATACGCTAATGTCTTTTTTGCGTATTCTTGGGCGAATTTCATAGAATTAGGATCATTCCTCATTGCTTGTAATGATAAAATATTCATAAACACCGATTCTGCTACTTCTTCTGCAGACATGTTTATTTGTTTAGAATTACGCAATGCTTTTGATTCAAAAATATTTTTAATAAATTCCATAATACTATTTACCCACCTGCTAAAAAGTTACGTCGGGAAAATACTAATCTATCAATTAATTTTACGGCGCCGCCAACATGATCTATTGCTACAAACCCTTCTGGGCCGGCAACTTCATAACCATTATCTGTTTTATAAAATGCTTGTATGCCTTCTATCTCATTAAGTTTTTTAAGCAGAATATTCTTAACTTGTATAATTTGTTTATAAACTGCCAATATTGACAACAATGTATTGCTATTATCTTCAATAAATTCTCTGGTTGCGTTTATTTTAGCAATCCGTGCTTCGGCAGCCGGACTCCATCCAGATTGTGTTTTGTCAGAAACACCACCGTCTTTAAGTTTATCTATTTCTGCTTGCTTTTTACTATCATAATAATCAATAAACTCTTTCAAAAAAGCATTAGCATTTCCAACTTGTGGTAGGTCTGCTCTAATTTTACTATTAACAAATGGTTCAATATGCTCTCTAAACTCTTCATTTCTCATTAACGCATTAAATCTATTTGCATTTATTTTTTGTAAAATTACTTGTAATTTATCAAGTCCATTTGCTACTTGTGCTGTTTCACGTCCAGTCATTGTAGCACGACCAGTTAAATCTCTATAATCAGCATCTTGTGACCATACATTTTTATTTCCTACAGGGGCGGACGCACCAAATGATGCTGTAAGATCTGACATTTCAGGGCCACCACTATATAATGTGTGCCATACAACACCAATCTCAGCCGCAAGTAATTCTTTTGCTAAGTCACTGTCCGCTGGAACAGCATATGCTATCTCATTTGGTTTAAAAACAACATATGACTCACCATCTATATCTTCGGTTGTTAAATCACCTTTAGTAAACATAATATCGCCTTGCAATATACCGTCAAAATTAAGTTTACGCAAATGTTTCAATGCTATATTTAATTTATGTGCTAAACCTGGTATTTTACCATGATTTTTTCTAATATCTGCCGGGGTTTTGTTTAATAATGGAGTAGCATTAAATACACTTTTTGTTCCTACAAAAAACTTACCATCTTTAGGATCATTACCAGCAATTACAGCAGGCTTACCATCCCATTTTACAGATATTCTGCCCGCTTCGCTTGTTCCTGATAACATTTCTGCTGTTTGTGCAAGATGATTTATTGCTTTCTTTACACCTTGATAACCTTGATAAAATACTAAATCCTCTATATGAGTCATATGAGTATTTTTACCGCCAGTATCTTCAACAATCATCCATTTACTTTCGCCTTGGACTTCAAATAGTTTCATTCTTTTTTACCATTAGTACTAAATCGTGATGTTCGTCCTTTAGACCGATCTACTGTACGATCAGATGATCTACTAGGTCTGTTGCCTACTCTAGGAGTTGGGGTAACGTAATTTTGTTCATCATTATCATCTGATTGAACTAAACTATCTAAATGTTCTTTTCGTTTTTTTTCTTGGGCAGTCCAGTGCCGCAACGCGGCTTCTTGTGCTGTTTCACCATCATCCCCAGTCCATTCAGGATTCCATTGAGGGTCGCCATTATCATCAATAATAACTTGGGGTATTGCTTTATAATGCCTATGTTGCCAATCTTCTAGTTCTTCTGGAGTTACTTCCATACCAAGAGTCTGTTTTAAAGCAAGCCATTTATCAAATAAAAAATTGTTTATTTTTTGAGCGGCTCCTGATTCCCATGAATCAGGTGATACTGCCCAAGCTCTGCCCTTATCATCAAACGGTTTCCAGCGAATACCACTTTCCTCTTTTAAAAAATCTCTTGCTCTCATACTTCTTCGCTCTGAATAATCTCTAAAAGTTCTGTAATTGCATTACTAAAACGCTCTTTGGATTCAGGATTAATATCTTTCCAATCAACTTTAACCCATCTATCCACAATATGTTCTAATTCTTCCGACATTCTATCCACAGTACCACTTTCACCACCATGTACGTGTGGATATTTTGGTTGTGGTCTATCTACGTGTATGTCGGGAGTATCTGAGAAATCAGATATTTCAATTAGTCTCATTATCGCCAGCCTTACGTATGCTACGGATAAACTTTTTATTATCCTGGCCACGTATGCTGTTAAGGAGACGGCGCTCTAATTCAGAAGCAATTTCATGATCATAGTGTTCATATATAGTATTCACTAAATTAATTGCACTATCAATAATATGAATAGCACGACTTTCTATAATCGCACTTTTATTGTGATCCTTATATAAGGAATTCAATTCTTCTAGTATTGTCCTAGTCTTACGTTTCATTGTCATACATGTCACATAGTGTTTATTATATTTAGTTAAAATGTGACTCTTTAATTATCAAAAACTGATGGTTTTCGTATGGCCCACCTACCAAAAGGGCGTACTGCCCAAAAGCAAGAAAATATTTTCCAATCTGGAATGTTAGGATCTGCATCATCCATGCCCTTCCTAAATACATTATCTGCTTGAGATCGTAATACTTTAACAGTTTGTGGATGCAATCCCTTTACTACTAAAACTTTACGTAAAGCACCATATAACACATCATGTATTACTGCCGCTCTCGCAACATCCCAGGGTGAAATAATATTCCATGTAATACGTGGTATAGATGCTAAATCTGTTTCATAACCAACTGGTGCTGTGATTAAAAGAGTACTTGGTGTAGATTTCATATCTACATTTAAATTTGTCCAACTAGAAACCCATCTATCCATTTCAAGACTTCTACTTTTTTCTATCTCATATGTAAGAGGTTCAGTAAGTACCCAATGCTTTGCGCCGTGAAATTCTGCTTTCAATAAACCATGCCATGCCATTATTGATGCTCCTTTTAATATATGTATATTTATATTTCATCAGGAGTATTCATGTTGCGTAATAATGATCTTATCTTACTTCCACTTGCTTCAGCAGTTACTTTTGGAGTATCCTCGTTAGGTTGCACTGTAGCACTTCTGTTTATTCTATCAAATATGTTAGTTGATTGTGTTTGTGTTGCTGTATAAGAAGTATCTTCCTCTTGTTGCCCTTCTTCTCCCAAATCTCTTATACGCAAACTGCTTATATCAAATTCTAAATCTACTTTTGAGCCAACCCCACTACTGCTTCTTGTTTTCATAAACTGCACTTGATAACGTCCACGTTCACGCATTGCCCTACTCGTAAAAATACCAATAACATTATCTGCTGTATTAATTTTACTAATACCACCTGCAATGTGACTATGATCAAACTCTATTTCATCAACTGCACTTCTGTTTAACTGCGATGCTGTAACAAATACAACATCTAACTCTTTAGATAAGTTACGCAATTCTTCTGCAACATATTTGTCTTTAACATATAAATCACTTGGTGCAACTTTTGTGCTAATTGGCATACACAAATCTAAATAATCTACTAACACCACATCTGCTTTCATACCTTTTTGCACATTTAATTCTTTAACATAACTTCTAAAATCATTAATATTACTTTGTGCTGGCATATATTTTATTTGTAAATTGCCTGCTTTTTTACTTACAAGTTTAATTTTCATTTCAACAGTATCCAAATCTTTAAATATTTCCTTTGTAGAAATATTGGACACCATACTATCAATTCTCATTGCAGTTAATTCCTCACTCAACTCCAATGTAAAATATAATACATTGAGTCCTGCAAGCACCCAATTAACTGCTAAATTTTGCATAAACAAACTTTTACCACTACCACTACCACCTGCAAATATTTGTAACTCACCTCTATTAAATCCACCAAACAATTTTCTATCAAACATTTCCCAACCAGTGCTAACTTGCCCATTACTTGTTTTTAATGTCATTAAACGTTCGCGTGGATTGTCCCAATAATCAGTTCCCATGTCTTTTGTAAGACCAACCTGTACAGCATCTTTAATTTTGGCCTCTACTAAACCATAATCACCTTTCTCTAACAAATCCGCACTGTCTAATATTGCACGTTCTAGTTCTTTATGCCTACTAAACTGTTCAAACTCATCTAATAACCAATTACTGTGTTCTTCTAACTGCTCAGTCACAACATCTTGTAATTTGGAACCTGTTTTGCTGTTTATTTGATTTACTTCTGGCAATGTTTTGTATTGATCTACATAATTTAATACAAATGTTGCTATTGGCCGCAAACTTCTATCAAAATTCTGCGGATTGAATATATTTTGCACTCTAACAAATGCTTCTGGATTGCTTACTAGCATTTCCAAATATAATTTCTGCAATTCTACGTTATATTCTTTATTCATATACTGTAATTATCTATGTTTGTAAACGTTTTTGGTGTAATTGAATTTTTAACCGTGTGGACTGAACATTATCCAATATATTCTTTAATGTAAACATTTTGCCGTAATTTAATACTGCTTCATTTATATCTTTGCAAGTATCATACCAAGTTGGGAAACTAACATCCCAATTGTACTTCATTGCTTGTGTTATAAGTTTATTACCAGCACTATCATTATCTGGCACCATTATTACTTGCCTATTTAGACTTTCTATCAAGTCTACTTGTGCATCACCAATATCACTACCTAATATTGCAACTCCATCTATAGCAATTGCATCAAATGGGCCTTCTGTCACAATAACAAACTTACGATCTTCAGTTTGCCTGTCCATATTAAACACATAACCCGCAGGCGTACTAGTAAAATATTTTGGATTACCACGAACTGCTAATCGTGCCGTGTATCCTACTATTTCATCTTGCCAAAAGAATGGAATTATTACTCGTCTATCAAATTTTGTCTCTGTAATTGGTGTCCAGTAATATGGATAATCATTTTCATCCAATCCACGCTTATGTAAATATTCTAATATAAGTTTATTATCAGATGCTAATGGACTACTTTGTTCCGGAAAATCTTTCTTCTCAAAAGTAAATTCAATTTCCTCTGGAATTAAGTTTTGCTCAATTGCTGTCTCTTTTAATTGTATAGCAGTTAATACAAGACGCTTTATGTCAGATTCCGGAGTACCAAGCCAATCCATAAATTGTCGCAGTTTACGACTTAATGGCCTACCTGGTTGCCACCCTGTTTTATATCCACAATTAAAACAATTATACGATATTGCCTCTCCATTAAGTATAATACCGCCTCTACCACGTTTGTCTTGCGTTTCTCCGTTATGAACACAACATGGAGCATTAAAGGACTGCCAGCCACTGGAACTTTTCTTTACCTTTCCTGGTAAATTACTCATAATGACTGACTGTATTTGATTCATACAGTTATTATATAGGAGTTACTGCTAAAAGTCAAGGACGATAAAGTACTTTTGCTAATCCGCCTGAAGATGGAGTACATTTAATACGAATTCTACTATGAACACCGTTCCAATTTGTATAACCAACACCAGTTTCATTAGTTAGATTTAATGTCTTAATATCAAAATAATCATCATCTGCTAATGAAATATTATCATTCAATGTACCTTGTATTACAATAGTACCAGTATATGTACCTGAAAAATAAAAAGCCGCAGTTTGCAACGCAGAGTTTTGATTAAGTTTAGAATCTGCTACTAGTGGATTACTTGTATGAGTTGAACCTGATATAGTAAAGTCTGCTGTGTTCAATACTTTACTATCTGTAAGTGTTGGGAAAACACCATCTGCAATTTGTAATTGTCCTAATACATCATATGCACCATCTACATAACCAATACTTGTATTCGCTTCACCATCAACTACTTTTACTGAATAATTAAGATATTGAGAGTCTAAATCTAGTAAATCATTTTCTGTTATAATAACTTTTGCCGTTCCTTTTATTCCATCTACTATTGTGGCCGTTTTACTTAATATCACGCCAGTATCACCAACATTATCTAAAATGTTAAATGTAATTGTTTTATCAGTAATTGTTAACGACTTTTGATTATCGTTCTTTAGTGACAATTGTATGGTATTGTCAATACCCTTGTATACCTTTATAGGATGATTATACATTTCATACCCCCAATGCTCCTTATCAGTGTCCGCCTTTATTTTCAGATTAACATTTTGGTTATATAAATAGACCGTAGTAACTAACATATTTTAAGACCTTTTACTATATTTATATGCCGAACATATATGAAGAGTTAACAGAAAAGTACCCTTTCATCAGTTATATCAAATATGCTGATAGGGAGATAGTAGGTATTATCCTCAATAAAGATGCAACCATTGTAAGCATTTACGACTTTAATGAGTTGCCGAACACAGAAGCAAAACAAAAATTTCTAGATCTGGGAGAAACATGGTGGTGGGAATCAAATAGAATGTTTCCTATAAACATATTTCTTAAACAAGAATTTGCTATCTTCAAACCATTTATCAAAACATTTATGGCTAAAGATGTTGAAATAGTTCATGGTCCATATGTTAGTATGAATGAATTAGCACAACGCCGGACCAAACGCAGGAATATACAACTAGTCCAAAAAGTTAAGTAAATGATAGATACCTCTGCTGTAGTTAAAAGAGAAAATATATCCACTAGAATATCGTGTCAAACCAAAAATTTTAGTTTTCATTATGAATATTATGTCTATCCAAAACTTCGTATCTATTATTGTAATATACCAAAATGTGCTTCTACTGCTTTAATGAAGTTCATTAGCAACAAAAATACAATACAAAAAAATCCACGATATTTCACAGTAGTTCGTGAGCCATTGAGTAGATTTAAATCATCTTTAAATTATCTTGATATGTTTTTTAGCGACTACGTAAAAAATAATTATAGTGGAGGTGTGAAAGACCAAATGGCACATCGGCTTCTGCATTTAATGCCACAATCTTTTTTCATTAAATACTTTCCTTATACTATTAAAGAATTTTTTCATATGGGAAATGTTGATAAGATATTTAATGAAGAAGTTATCAGAAAGAATGCTAACGAATATAGTGATAAATTCAATATTGACTTTGATAATACGCTTAAAAATTATAAAAATTGGTTCGAGGACGTATATCAAAAAGATATAGAATTATACAATAAGGTTAAGTAAATTCATATGCACAACTACTAAATGTGCATAAGCAACCGCGTGTGACTTCTTAAAATAATATCCTTCATCAGGCTTCTCCCACACTTGCTCACCAATCTCTTTCCATGTTTTACCAATCAAATAACGCTTTGCTGGACGAATTACAGACAGAAACATTGCCATCCGCGGAATAGTATCTGGCTTCATTTTTTTAATAAGATCATATTGATTGCCTACATGAATTAATTGCTCACAATATTCTTTTTCTAATAATCTTTCCCATGGTGGTTCTGTAAACATTAAATCAATTAAATGTGCTTCACTTTTAACTTGACTATACACGTTTACATTAAGCAAATCTAATTTAAAATAACCACGGTCTTCCGCATCTTTATGATCAAGAGAACAAATTCCTTTTACTGGATCAGTTGGAACATCGGTAAAGTATACTCCAGTATTATGTTTCACTAATTCATTTCCCCTAATAATAGTCGCAGGAATATGATGCTTTACTTTTTCCAGCACAGCAGTTCTATCTGCAAAATCTATATCAATATCAAACTTAAGGCTCATATTGGTGTCTTGCCCTTGGTACAATCGGTAATGCTAAAAATCCTAAACGTGGCATTGGCAAATTTCCACCAGCATCGTCAAATGCTTCTATATATACATAACCATGTTTAAAATATGTTTTTTTATAATAACTTGAATCTTCCCACCACACTATTAATTCTTTATGCTTATCTATCGGATCTGGATTGGATCGTAAGTGTACTTCTATAATATTATCATCAATACACTCTACATTTATACTACTTACATCTTTTAGTTCATCAAACCAGTCTGGAAGTTTAATAAACCTATTTCTCTTAACCCATTTACTCCATCTCCACAACTTTTCTTCTCCTGTTTCCCTAAAACCTTCCCAACAATTTAATTGTCGCCAACCTTTTGCATAACGAGGAGTTCTTAATGGAACTTCCCATTCTTCTTCCCATATGAAATCATATGAGAAATGCCTCCCTTCAAACTTTTCACACCAAAAATGGCCCGGCGGCAGAGTAGTATATTCATCTGGGTCCATCTCTACAGTTTCAGCACCTACGCCCATACCTTCTAAATTCATAATAGGACGTACAATGTATTCTTCTTTAAGTAATACATTTACACCAGCCGGGCCACATCTATAGCCTAATTTTTCACTTAACCATAACTTGTTATACCATTTATGGTGATGTGGATATTTGTCATAGGCAACTGCGTCATCCAAATTTCTGTTCCATAAACATTATTTTATCTTTAAGCCACAATTTTTCTTTTTTCAGTTCCATTATTTTCATATGTACTTCGCCAACGTCTTGTTCCTTTTCCTCAATTTCCCATATCATCTTATCCAACTCTCTGTGTCTAATTTTCAATTTTTCCAAATCAAGGTTGTATACTACGCTTTCGTCTGTCATTAAATGTCTCCTTACATTTTTGCGTCACTTAAAATATGCTTAACCCATTCTACATCGCTTACAAACGCTTCAAAACGTTTGCTCCAATATATTGGGTCTATAAAATCGTTAATCAATCCTAATTGTTCATCAGTCATTTTCTCTAACATCTCCATACCTGTTTTACAATTATAGATTGTCCATGGACTTATTTTTCCATTTCTAATTAATGATACTGCTTTATTGAAACTTACAAACTTAAAGAAATGATTGAATTGGGCATTATTGTCTGTTGCCCATTTTTCCATAGTTATAATACTGCGTTCTAATGCATCACGAACATTTTCAGTTTTAATATATGGCAACAAATACTCTTCATATATTGCATCTTTACACCAATGATCCAATTTTTTATTTGCTTTTATAACATAGTCTATAAAATAGTCTGGATTTATTACGTTAATATTAATAATGTGATTACCAAATTTTACAAAAGCATTATAATATTGACTTTGTGCAAAGTGCTCATATGTTTTAAAATTTGAACTCCCTTGTGTTAACTCATAGAACCGTTTATAAGCAATGTACGCAATTTGCACATGCTTTTCATCTCTTTGTTGATGCCTACGCTTGGGCTCACATACGTGCGCCGCTAGTGTTTTCTCTCTTGTAAAACTCCTTTTACAAAATTGGCACTCATAGTTTTTCTCTGATTGACTTATCGTCGTATCCATGTTCTATCGCTAACTGTTTGAGTTCTTTCTTATCACACATCTCAGCATATGCTTCGATGTCACTTAATTTCCAAGTTGGATATAATTCCCTTAGAAACTTTGTCTTTTTATTATCTTTTACATTTTTTTTCATTGGCAGATACTTGCGATTAAAACTGCCAATCTTGGGATTAATGGCACATAAAAGCATCCATACTAACTTTGGATGCTTACTAATTTCCCAGAAATCTTTATTAAGTTCTTCATTTGTGGAGCGTATCATATATTCTTGCATGTCACTACTGCCTGTAGCACTTGCATTATATTTTAACTGCAAATAAGAACTAAATGCTTTTTGTTTTTCTTTTCCGATCCGCCCATAAAACCAATAATCTTTTTTATCTAATGCATTAAAGACCTCTTTAAGAGGCAATATTGGTTTTTTACTTGGCATTTCTTTCTCTAACGTGCATATGAAAATTATTTGTGAATACTTCTGATATGTATTCTTCTATTTTAACATGTTTCATGTATTTGTCAAGTTCAAACGGAATATCATCAGCAATGCGTCTAATAAGTCCTATAGGATATTTCTCATTAAACCGATTACTAATCGCTTTTAAATTAAATGCATCCACAATATACCCACTCGCTGGCCTTGCTTCTGGCATATAACTAGGTGAGTTTTTATATACGTTATTAGTTAAACCATCTGGTGAGCCTAGATCAAACCCTATTAAATCTATTTCACAGTGATCCCGCATTGCTATTTGTAATGCCATACATCCAGCACTCATCATTGGCTCATACTCAGGCATATCCTCTACAAAATAAACATGCTTTGGCATACCATAAAATGTTCTACCTTCAGGTATATTTGTAGTACGTCCTTTAAGATGAGTATTATACTCAAACTCTGTACGCATTGCTTCATCAATTATAACTAAATGATCCGCGGAAAAATCCCTATATAGTCCATTACAACCATATATTTCCCACTTGTCACGTCTAAATAAATTTAAACCAATTCGTTTACGACTCTCGCCGTTTCCTACTACTAATGCTTTCTTCATTACATTACTTGGTTAACATCTATTACCTCTGATTGTTTATTAATTTCGCTTACAAAATATGCACATTGGG